CAAAATATACTGTTGGTCCAAATTATATTTTAGCTTATCCAAAAGATTTGGAAAGTTCAAAAAGAGGGCATGCTGTATATTTTGATATATATGAAATTGCACCAGTTTCTTTAAAGGAAGCGTTGGGAAAAGTTGGCATTAGTTTAAATTCGTCGGACACAGCAGTAGCAGTTAATGATGAAAGTGGTGGACATTCCGTTAAGAGACCAGATGAAGAAGTTGCTGAAAATATCTCTGGTGCTTCTAAAACCAGCTTAACCTCTTTGTTTAAAAGTGCTGTTAGCTCAACTCCGGTTAGCGTTACATCCAGAACAAGAGACAATTCTATTGCAACCATTGCGTTATATATGCCGGAGACACTCAATTTTGATTATGATGCTACATATAATCAATTAAATTTGGCAACAGCTGTAAATGCTACACCTTTGTCTAGTCTTGGTCCAGCAGCTATAACATCATTTATGGAAAATGCAGCAACCAAATTAGCAATGAGTGCTGCCGGTTATGTTTTCAACCCACAGGAACAAGTGTTGTTTGAGGGTATAACTTTTAGAACATATGCAATGAATTTCACTTTCACACCGAGTTCTATAGAAGAAACAAACAGTGTAAACTCTATCATACGAACATTCCGATATCATGCTGCACCACAAATAGGTGGTGTTGGAGGATTTTTCTTCATTCCCCCATCGGTTTTTAATGTATCTTTCCGTTACAATGGAAAAGTTAACCCAAACATAAATCTTTTAAAGAGAAGTGTTTTGGAAAGAGTGGAAGTCAATTATGCACCAAATGGATGGGCAGCTTTTGAAGGTAACGGCGCACCGATTCAGACAACCATGTCACTTCAATTCAAAGAAATTGTTCTTGTCGATAAGACTCAGATCAAAGAAGGATTCTAATGAATTATTTTGAAAGCTATCCAAAAGTAGTTACAACTCAAAAAGATGGCACGCGAAGTGTCATGGTCAACTTAATGGCCAGAAGTAGCATTATACAAAGTTTATTGGATGATCCACTTTTATTCTATTCATATGAAGTGCAGGATGGCGAAACGCCAGAAATGATTGCACATAGATATTACAATGATTCTTATTACTACTGGTTAATTCTTTATGCAAATGAAATAAGTGATCCACAATGGGGATGGCCATTGGATCGTGCATCTTTCGAAAGATACATTGCTCAAAAGTATACAACAGAAAATCCATATACAACAATACATCATTATGAAAAGGTGATTACGCAATTCGAATCGTCAACAAGAATCACAACGGTAAAAAAGATAACTATTGATGAAGAAACTTACGATATTCTGTCACCATCAACCACAGTTTATCAATTTCCAACAAGCACAACAACGATAACAATTTCAAAATCAGCATTAACATTGTATCAATATGAATTAGAATTGAACGAATCGAAAAGATCAATAAAAGTCATAAAGAAAGAATTTGCAGAAACTGTTAATGCACAATTTGAAACATTAATGTCCGAATAAAATGGTCGATACTCCAAAAAACGTAGCTTATTACCCTCAAAGTGCCAGTGTAGATGAATTAAGAATCTTTGCTTCAACTGGTGAATTTGATGTAACTAAGCTTTTAACAGAACTATCTTTTTTTGAAGACATGTATAGTTTTGTCATTTCTGGGTATGTAATTTTGCGTGATGGTGTTGGATTAGTAGAAAAATTGCAATTGTCGGGCAAAGAGGAAATTCAAATTAGTTTTGGATCAACAAAAGGTGGATCAGAAAACGTTAATAAATTACCTGGTAATCTGAAGAAGTATCAAATCTATTCAATACCAGATAGAAAACCAGTTGGAAATCAAAACAGTGAATTTATAAAAATATACTTCTGTTCAAAAGAATTATTTGACTCTGAACAAATAAAGGTGGTAAAATCTTACAAAGGTAAGGCAATACATCAAATCGTAACTGACATTCTTTTAACGCAATTGAAAGTTGATCCAAAAAGAATAGATATACAAAACTTTGAAAAAACAACTGGTGTTTATGATTTTATAATTCCAACACTACGACCATTTGAAGCAATAAGTTGGTTGTGTACATATGCAAAACCAGCTAAGTTTGGTGAACAACGTGCGGATATGCTGTTTTTTGAAACAAAAGATGGATTTCAATTCAGATCAATTGCTAGTATATACAAAGATCGACCATATAAAACATACACATATAATATAAAAAACATTGAGAGTCAAACTTTTGAACAAAAAGAGACTTCTATATTAGATTATCAATTTGTCAAAGACTTTGATAGTTTGAATGAAATAAACTCTGGTACTTTTGCGAATAGGGTAATGTTTTTTGATCCTTTGAATAGAACAATTAATTATAAAGATTATGATTATACAAAAGACATTACCTCAAGGCTGAATAAGAATTCACCAACAGATGCATCGGAATATAAAGATTTTGCAAGAGGTGCTCTAAAATTGGTTGTTTCAAATTCAAATCAAAAGTTGAAACCAACATTTCAGAATTTAGATCCTTCTCAAAAGAATCTTATACCAGATGTTTTTGTTCAAGAAACTGTACAGAATAGAACTGCTCAGTTGGCTTTGGCGAATTATACAATTTTAAAGATTAGAGTTCCGGGTGATACCGGTCTAACAGCGGGTTCAATAATAAATCTTAATTTACCAGCTTTAGATTATCAAAATGGTAGAAAACAATTTGATAAGTTTTATTCTGGTAAATATTTGGTAACATCTGTTAGACATATATTACAATCACAAGGTGTGTTCCAGACTATTTTGGAAATAACTAAAGATAGTTCGCAAGCTGCATATGTTGATATACGCAATTAATGGAGTGAAATTTAAATGTCAAATTTTTTAGGTAAGGACGGATTAATTTGGTGGGTTGGAACCGTAGAGAACAGAATGGATCCTCTTGGTTTAGGTCGTTGCCAAGTTCGAATTTTTGGTTGGCACTATGATGGCACCAAAGATTCACAACAGAAGATACCAGTAACTGATTTGCCTTGGGCTATGCCAATACAACCATGCAACAATTCAAAATCCTTTTCTTCTCCTGAACTGGATGATTGGGTAGTTGGATTTTTCTTTGATGGTTTAGCTGGTCAGTTTCCTGTAATGTTTGGTGTTATTCCTGGTTTCTTACCGACAGCAGAGGATAAGAAAGTTGATGGAAATGATTATAGTTACATCTGAGGTATAAATGGCAACAGAACAAAAACCAACAACAGTCAATCTCGGTGGATTCGATTTAATAAACTTCAAAATCAAGGAAAGTTTTCCACCAAATTCAGTATTCTCAAGTGTGTTTGCAAAGCCTGGTGTACAAACTACGCCAGGTTTGGCTCGAGGTTATGTTCCGGGATCATCAATTGACCTTATGAACAAAAACTTGACACACGTTTGTGATTTCAGATTTATCTTCAATATTGATATTTTTGCATCTTTAGGTTTGGTAAATCCAGTTGCTGCAATACAAAGAGCCATTCGTAATGCAAAATTAAAAGCAGCAACTCGCATGAGAGATTTGTTGCAGAAAGCTATTGCAATAGTCAAAAAAATAATGGCAGCAATAAGTAAAGCTTTAAATCTGGATTTTTCTGGGCAAATTTCTTTGACTGTTGATTTAGCTAAAGATGCCATCAGAAGAATAAATCAAGCTATTGAAGATGTGGCTGATGCAATTGAGAGCGTTTTAGAGTGGGTATTCTTTGCACAACAAATTATCGAATTAATAAACTGGATAAAAAGTTTACCAGAAAAAATTAAAAATTTATTACTTGCGTGTATTGCAAACTTCACCAGTTCATTGCAACAGGCAGTTGACAGTATAAAATCTATTCCTAGTCAGATTGAAAATGCAACGGTTGGTCAAGCAAGATTAATCGCTGATCAATTTGTTGGTGTAGTGAAAGATTTACAAGATTCTACAACATTAGAATTTAATAATGATTCGAAAAATTATTCTCCAGAACTTCTATCATTAATAACTGATCCAACAGAAGATGGTGCGAATAATTTCATAACATATATAGGTGCAAATACACCAAATGCGAATGCTGCGTTTGCGAATTCAACCGGAGCATTAATGGAAAAAGCTTCTTCACCTTAATAAATCATGTCAACACCTTTACCAAAACCAAAAGGCGTCCTTGCTTGGACAGAACCAGAATCTGCTGCAAATAGTGATTATCAACCCGTATACCCATACAATACTATAACGCAGACAAAGGGTGGGCATTCATTCGAAATGGATGATACTCCAACAAGAGAACGAGTTCGCCTGCAACACAAATCTGGAACATTCACAGAGATTCATCCAAACGGTGATGAAGTACATAAGATAATTGGAGATGGTTACCACATTATATTGGGTGATCACAACATATCTATCGGTGTTGATGATGGGCAATTAGCCAAAAAATTGAACATTACAGTCAACGGTGATGCATATTTCTATGTAAAGGGTGATAAAGTTGAACAGATTGATGGTAGTGTTGAACAGTTCATCAAAGGTGATTTCACACAGACAGTGCAAGGAACACATACAGTATCATCTTTTGGTAACATGAAGATTAATGCTGGATCGAGTGTAAGTCTTGTTCCTGGTCTGGAAAGTAAACTAACAATTAATTCAAATTTCGTTAAGATAAATGCGGATGTTGATATCGCCACGGGCCTTGTGGCCAATAAGATAACATCGAGAGGAAGAATTGATTCTGGACCATTATCTGGAATCAGTGCTGGTGTAATGGGATTCTATTCATTGACCGGTGGTGTTTCCATTGGGCTTCCAACGCCAGCAATACCCGCCACTATAATGTGTTCTGGACCAATAACCTCTTTTTCTAGTGTGTCTGCACCACTCGGTACTTATGGTATCTCCTCTTCTTTACTAGGTTTTGATGTTATTAACACTCTATTAAGAAAAGTTCACACACATGTTGCAAAGGGTGGACCAACTTCACCTCCATTGAATCAGGAAGTAACAATTTAAAGGATATATTATGGCTGGAGTATACGCTTTATTAGGATTCGACACAACAGATCCAATAGCTAATGGTGCTGTTGAACAACTGAGTCCATCAGTTCAGACACAAATGAAAATGATGCCACCATTAATGCAACCATGGCAAGAAACCGATTTGATATCAAATGAAACTGAACAATATTATTTGAATCCTGTATCAAATACGATCAATGTTATCTGGTCAACATCAAACACAATTACGAATTTATCATTTTCAAATGTTATCACAGGTACGATAAATGTAACATTCAGTAATCCTGGTGTTTCCAGTATTATGGATCCTGCACTGATGGTCGTGAGAGATGTGACGCAAAACGTTGCAGGCCGTTTTATGGTTCACACAGACAGAATGTCCAATGTGATACCAATAGATTTCGATATTACCTCACCACACTATGAAACCGCTATAGGTTTTGGTAAACTGATTATGTATATTGTCAATCAAACCGATAATATACAGAACAACTCACCTATGATTGGTAGTTTTTCTAGTCTTTTTGTTGCAAATACACTGTCGGATCAATCAAACACATTTCTTTCAATATCAAATGTTTACTTGGGTTCATTTGTTGGCAACGTTTCTTCATTGGGTTTGACGGATGCTAATGCATTTTCAAATGCTGCAAATCAAGTTTCAAACACAATGACGACATATCGACAAAAAGACTTTGATTTCTTTGCAAATTCACAAATGATTGTGGATAGGTATAATAAAGTTAGTGAATTCAATAGGATTGGTCAGACAGAACTGTTCCTGATTAATGATTACATCGGAACACCAAATCTGAAGAACAATTTGGCAAATACTGTTAACCCACCCTAAAATTTCGAAATTTTTCGTTTTGACCCAAGAATTTTCTCCGACGATATCAAAAGTCCAAAAAAGCGATTTACTTTTCGCACATAAATAAAAGATGGCACAAACACTAAACAAACTATATTCGGACATAGATTTCACCTTCACCAGAGTACCGGTGACAGGTGATGTTGCCGTTAGTTATGATTTTCAGGCTGTCACACGTTCCGTTAGAAATCTATTACGAACAAATAACTACGATAGACCTTTTAATCCCGATCTAGGTTCAAGATTGAACGCATTATTGTTCGAACCAATGAACCCTTTGACAGAAAACAGTATAGAAAATGAAATTGCTCAGATGATTGAGGCATATGAACCCAGAG